CGCTGTTATTAACTCGCCTTCGCTATGAATATCTATCTTAGTACTTTTGCGCCCCTCAACGATGCAATCTATTACTTCATTAAACGCTGTACCCTTGTCAGCAGCTTCGCTCTCAAAAGGCACTCTATTAATGCGATTAATCAGTTCTTGAAAGGCTTGTCGCTCGTACTCCTCCTCTGTCAGCGTTGGGGCTTCAGATGAGCCCCAAAACTGCTGATAGATTACCGATGAATTAAGATAGTTAGTAAAACTATCCAACAAGGTAGGATATATGTTATACTGCTTCATATTGCTTGCTATCTTTGTTAAACTTCGCATTCAAAGTCGCCGCTTTCTCATTGAGTTTGCGCCCCGCTACTACCTTAGAGTTACCTATGTGCTGCCACTCTTGCAAACGCCCAGCAGTCTCATTAAGGCTATCTATATCCGTTATAACCGCTATATTATCCTCAATATCTTTTACCAGCTTTATATATGCCTCATTAGCCTTGCGATGCTGCTCCAATCGTGCGTTGTAAGCCTCAATTACGTGCGTTGTGAAGAAGTCATTAGGAGCGGTAGGATTACCCTGCTCATCAATGATAGTAGGTATCTTAAAGAGCGGTGGCAAATTGCAAGAGTTTTTGCCGTCATTACGTGAAGTAGGGTCAAAGGTGATAGTACGCTCACGCCCCTGCGCCTCTACATACCCTACAAGGTCTAACTCTGTTACAAGATTATCGTAGTTTGAGCCTCCAAATTGAGGAATGTAACGAGTATCATCGCCCTCTGTTTTCGTTTCACGGTGAGCCACAAATACCACGTGCTTGTTCATTATGCTGATGCGCTTCACAAGTGCTGAAAACATCATTTTGCGTTCTCCAAATCCTTGCAATGTCAGCATACCATTAGCACGCCCCATTTTAGGATTGTTCTTAATGATGTACTCGCCCATAAAGTCTAACATTTTGCCCCCAGTATCAATAACAAAAGTTTCATAAGGCGTTAAATTCTCATTGGTAAGTACGTCCAAAAAGTCCTGATAAGAGCGTATTTGCACCGTATCTACATTTTGAAGGTGTGCGAAGTTCACACGATGCACCCCGTTATCAAAGTCAAATAATAACGGCTTAGGTGCTGATAATGCAAGGGTCGTTTTACCCGTACCCGCTTGCCCATAGATTAGGGCTTTGATTTTCGTCTGAATTGTAAGCTCGTTCGCTTTCTTTATTAAACTCATATTCATTTGTTTTTAGGTTATTTTCTTAAATAAGTGCCGTGCGTTATTATTATTCAGATATGTCCAGATTTAAAAGGGTAGCACGGCACTTATGATTGGTAGAGGCTCTTTATCGCCTATTTAAGCCATATCACTGATGTAATTAGATATCTCGTGCAGCTTTGCGTTCAATACGTTCTTAAACTGCTCTTGTGTTATTTCAGTATAAGTATTACCCTCAATTATTGAGTGATATACGCTCGTATTTATCGTATTGCTGCCCCACACCTCAGCCACCACATAATCAACAGGTATATCAGGCACTAAGGATATAAACTCTTTATTCACCCTGATAAGGTGCAATACATCGTTATTTACATCGTTTTTGTGGTGTATCTGATAACACTTGCCCAATTCTAAGGTTGTTACTTGTTCTTTCATAGTCGTAAGATTTAAGGTTAAAGCACCTGCCTGTAATATGTATATTCTAAGTGTTTTAAGTCTTCACGATGCAAACGCTCTTCATAAGCATACTCACTTCGCAGCTTATCGTAAGCATCAGTAATCACAGTATGACAACGCTCAACCTGATGCGCCGTAAGGGTAAGATGATGCGTTTTGTAATCATCAATTGCACTTTCGTAAAAACACGCATATTCTACCTCATCAGTAGCATAACAATACCATAATTGTAGCGTATATACCCCATAAGTAACCGACAAACTCACCCACCCATCAGGGTCGCCCTCATCCATATCAGGAAGTTTTGACAGCAACAACTCAAACAAGCTATCACCTATTTCAGTTTGCGGGCGATTGTAGTACGCCGTTAGCGGTGCAGTACCACGTTTCAGCATAGCAGCCCATTCAGGCGATAGCTCATCATCAGCCGTTTCATCAGCCTTGCAGTGCTGCAAAGCCACGTTAAACGCCTCTTGCTCAAAAGGCACACACTCATCATAGCGTTTGCCATTCATCGTTACGTAGCCGTCTTGAAGAAAAAATTGGCTACTTTGTTTTGCAGTTTCATTCATTTGTTGTAATTTTGCCATTGTAATTTACGTATTTGTAATATTACATGTTTAACATTAATTTTTTTTAGATTAAGCGGTGCTGGGATAGTGCCGCTTTTTTACTTCATAATTACGTAATATTCGCCTTTATCGGTTCGTATCTGTATCTTACCCTCTAATAACATATTTTGTACTTTATCTATATAAGTACGAGGGTATAAGTGCTTATTACCCACCTTAAAGAACTTCACAAGTTGTAAGTCTCTAAGTTGCATCATAAGGTCAGCCCTACGAGGTAGCCCCAGAGCGTTGCAAAACTCTTCGGCAGTAACGTTAAGCGGTATAACTTGTCTTGTCTTCATAAATCAACGTTCTATACTTATTAAGTAGTGTTTCTTTTTCATTTTCGCTCTCAAACTCAAACAAATCATCTATATTATCAGTTTGAATAAACTTTTTAAGCGGTATATAGTTCTCTAATTTCAAGAACATATACGGACGCATATACAGCCAGTGGCTAATGGTTGTAGGCTGCTTTTTCACCTCTATTGAGAAGTCAGCCATACGACTTACAATAATACTTCTTGCTGTGCTTGTTAATTTCATATTATTTATTATCTTTGCAACGTTAATAGGTAACGTTTCATTTTCACGTTGCAAAGATAGAACAATGCTCTGTAACAACCAAATTTTTTACAGAGAATTTTTCTATTTATTGATAGTTTTTTATGTAATATGCTGATTTTTAAATAAATAAAAATATGGGATTTTTTGATTTTCTGAAGAGAAAAGAGTTAGAAAAAATAAAGTACTTAGAAAATAGAGTTAAAGATTTAGAAAATCAGAACAATTATCTGTCTAAATCTCTAGCTAAATATTCACCATTAATAGATTTAGATAGTGAAGTTCAAAAAATACAAGAAAGTATAAGCAAGATAGAAAGAGATAAAATATCTGTTTTAAATCAGTATGAACAACTTAAAAACCAATACCAAACGGCTCTTATTACTTATGAGGAATTAAAAAAGAAAATAAGTATCTTTGAAGATGATTTAGAAATGGCAGAGTATGGAGTTTATCAACCTCACTTCAGTTTTGATACATCTGAGGAATATAAGCAAAAAATACTTTTTTATAGAAATGAGGCTAAGGCTATGATAAAAGAAGATAGTGCTGTAAATGGCGGTCACAGTATCACTTGGAATGGTAGCCTTTCAAAAGGGCAAGCTATGGTAAAAAAGGAAAAACAATTGATGCTACGTGCTTTTAACGGTGAAACAGATAGCTTTATAGCTAATGTAGATTGGAATAATATCCTGAAAATGGAAGAGCGATTGAATAAATCATTTGAAGCTATAAATAAAGTATATAAGGAACAAGGACTTGCTATTTCTGAAGTGTATAAAGGTTATAAAGTATGGGAATTGCAACTAACTTATGAATACAAAAAGAAGTTACAAGAAGAACGAGAAGAACAAAGGGCTATTCGAGAACAAATGAGAGAGGAGGAACGTGCTGAAAAAGAACTTGAAGCAGCAAGAATAAAGGCTGAAAAAGAGGAAATTATGTATATAAAAGCCCTTGAAAAGGCACGTAAAGAAGTCGGAACTGCCGTAGGCAAAAAACAAGATGAATTATTACAAAGAATAGCAGAACTTGAGGCAGGGCTTGTAGGAGTAGAAACCTTGAAACAAAAAGCTATATCAATGGCACAGCAAACAAAAATGGGATACGTTTATGTGATTTCCAATATAGGTGCTTTTGGTGATGATGTATATAAAATAGGAATGACACGTAGGCTTGAGCCTACAGATAGGGTAAAAGAACTTGGTGATGCAAGTGTTCCTTTCCCTTTTGATATTCACGCTATGATTTTTTCAGAAAACGCTCCAGAACTTGAAACGAAGTTACATAATATTTTTGTAGATAATCGTGTGAATATGACTAATTATAAAAGGGAGTTTTTTAATATCTCATTAGAACGGATAGAAGAAGAGGCTAAAAAATTAGGGGCAAAAGTAGAATTTACTAAACTTGCAGAAGCGAAAGAATATAGAGAAACACAGGCCTTGAGAAAACAACTTTCACATCCAATAAAAGATGAAAAAACAGAGTTTCCTAAAAACATTTAGAAATAATATATGGGAAGCAATAAAAAACTATCATTACCTTATTGTGGGAAAATAGCTTTTTAAATGATAATTAGGAAAGATATTATTCTTTTGTTTTGAGTTCATTAAGTATTTTTTTGAGTTCATCACTAAGAGCCCATAAATAAGGATTTTCGTTAAAATTATCATACTCAAGGTCAGGAATAACATTCCAATCTCTTTTTATAAGTCTAAAAGTGGTATATACTATAAATCTTTGAAGTCTTTGATACTCATCTTTATAGTACATCAGTTGTTTGATAATATCACTATCTAACTCCATAACAACAAATGTTTAATTTTTAAAGTGCAAAGGTATGGAAAATAACTTGGATACAGAACAAAATTCTGTAAAAAATAGATTGCTTCAATTCTTGGAGTATAAAAATATAAGCCAAAAGCGCTTTGAAGAAATGTGCGGTCTATCTAATGGCTATGTTAATAATATAAGAAAGTCTATAAAGTTAGATACCTATAAAGAGAAAATAGAACCTATTTTTCCAGAACTTAATAAAAAGTGGCTTTTATTAGGTGAGGGCGAAATGCTTATTGAAGAAGAGGAAGAAGAACCCTATTTAAGAGCCGAGCGAAACAAATATGGCTTATCTTTGCAGCACATTCAGGAACTCACCAACCTACCCCTAAAAACACTCAAAGCCTACGACAACGGAAGCAAGGAAATGCCCGACGATATACTCGAAGCCTTTGAAAACCTATTCGAGCGCATAGAAAACGAATACAACGAGCGTGAGGAAGACAATACAAGCATACCCGTACTCATCACTGATGATATGGTTTCCAATGTAAAAGTACCCTTTTACGAAGTAGATTTCGCAGG